GCCGTAGAAGTCAAGCATCTTCGCGAACGTCTCTAAACATGCGGTAGGGACGATAACATCATCGCCGTACGCGCTGACCTCAGTTGTGCCGAGGTCATGATATTCTGCGCAGCATACTGCAACTGCGTAAAATATCAGGGTCTCAAGTTCAAAGGTAAAGCCGTTCCCCATACTGGAGAACTTCTCCCAATGAACGAGAGACTCGTTTAGAGTGCCATAATGAGATCGACAGGAATCCAACAGCGAAAACCATCGTGCAGGAAGAAGTTCCTGGACGACAGCTTTTGCTATGGAATCACTAGCAGAAGAGAGATCAACGGTTGCCAAGTGTTGAGAGATACTCCCAACACGAGCCAACTGCTGGTTCCTAGACTGATAGCGTAAGTCGACCCCATACCGAAGAAGCCTCGATCTAATCATTTCGCCTATGGACTTTTGGAACCATAAATTGATTCCAGGTTCAATGGCGATAACGCGATTAGTAGAGGCGTCTTTTGGTACAGTGGTAACCTTATTCCCAACTTGGAAATTCGGAAATCCCGAACTCACAAGCTGGTCAGCCCACAAAGGAAAACAAACCTCGAGGGCTTCCCAAGGGATAAGGCTGTACAGATCACGCGTTATTCCGGTTTCACACCGGAACTTTTTAGCTGGACTGGCGTCTCTACGTTTTATCAACGTAGAGGCTCCAGGGCCCCAGTCTGGCCTCTCTACTATCTCGTCGGCCGAATAATCGCCAAGAATCTTAGCTATTTTACGAATGACTGCGTTATGCAGCCAAACGGCCTGACCCCGGAATTTAGGGTCAAGAGCTAAGTTTCTGAATCGAAAATTCGTACTCTTACAAAGAAGTTCGAATTTCTCAAACTTCTTTAAAGCAACTTCGTCCAAATCGCGGTCAAAGGTTAAACCCTTGTACTTCGATAAGAACTTAGTAGCTGCGTAAGAGTCTCTAAGCATTACGAGTGAATTGTAATGCAAAGGATTGAACTCAAGATCCGCCAGTTGCTCATGCTCCCCCTCACGGAGGAGTATTGCGACTGTTAGGGCTCGAGGACAATCAAGACCTTCGAGAAACATAGAGATTGCCGAGGATTGTACACCCTCGGACACGCGTAGGCTCGTGATTCCATGATGGAATCGACTGCCATACTTCTTAGAAGACATGGCATACCTCCAGGAGTGCTTTCTAAACGCTCTAGGGTATTAGACCTAGAACACGTTTTCGAACGTCGTCACTGCAAGTTCGACTGGTGAGCCAGTTGCATCTGTAGGCGCACCGTCGTTCGCATTGACCGTCCGAACGAAGAGCGAAGCCATTTCGCTGAACAGCTTCTGCCGTTCAGCAAGAGTGGAACGCTCTGGGAGAAAGAACTCCAGTTGGCCGATGCAGTTGTACGCCAACGTCGGAGCCGGCTGAATGCCGGTCGCCGTTGACGGACTGGTCTGCTCCAGCGTAGGGAGGACGAGCTTCACCAAGACCTTGTACAGCCGGCTCGCTTTAGTAGGCGGACGGATGGACAGGGTCAGGCGCGGGTAACCGATGGCGATACCGCCGACTCGGTCCACCCAGGACGCGATACCTTGGGGGTTAATCCCCTCGGGGCTCAGCGTCGAATCCACGCTTACCGTAGCGCTGGTCGTTAAACGAGCCAGAGCATGGTCAAGAATGGATGACAGCTTCACTGCCGCTAATGCGGACATGAATACTCCAAGTTTGAAACATGGATGCCGTGTCCCCTTACTTCGAGAAGACCGATTTTAGGAGAGCCAAACCGTTAGACGCATGTTCAATGCTAGCGAGACCATTTTTGAATGACGGAAATGTTAGACTGGGGAAGCTAACAAGCTTTACCCGATCTAACACAACGTATTCAGCATAGAATCGCGCATGTTCATACGCCCACTGCGTTGGGTTCCCTGCACTCGATCCCTCAAAGTCTACGGCGGAAACCGTATTCGCCCTCGTGAATTGTGTCTGGGATCCATCCACAAATTCCAAACCATTGAAGGCTGAAGCAGCCTCCAGGTAGGGACCTATGGGTAGAAACCAGTCAACCACGAAGGAAAACGGTAGTATTTCCCACACGAGGTTTATGGGATTTAGAAAGCCTGTCTGCGCCATAAAACTCCGCAATGGCGACGCTAGCCGAAACCTTAAGATAAACTTACACCGAGTCTGGGAGACCGTTGTTGTGGTCCCTTGTGACCCGGGAAAGTGAACATTAAAGTTAATCGGGAAGCGTGTAGCCGTCTCGGTGTTCGCTTTTGCAGACACTGCAACCCTCTGGACGGAGTCCGTGGTGTGTAACACACTTAAGGACTTTAAAGTACCAACGATATCCTGCAGCAGGGGCTTCCAACCATATTGAAGCTCTAGCCAGTTACTGGCTACAGACTTCGATGCGGAAGGGGCTCCCGGCGGCATTCTACCGCGGATATTTCGTCCATGCATCAGAGCATTCACTGCCCCAGGGATGTTTTTTCTCCTGAGTTCAGTGATAGTCTTCGCGATTCGTTGGGTTGAATCCCCAATTAGTCGAAAAGTCTGATTCATTTGAGCAAGGTCTTGCGCGAGATTAGCTTCTATCCCGAGCTCGGCCTCATCAATGAGCCGCCTGATTGCATTGTTCCTAGCCCGAGCAACATGCCCGGGAATAGGGGGTTCAGCATATATCTCAGTATAGCTTCCTCCTTTAAGATTGTAAGCTGGGGGCGTTTTTGCTGCCGTACCAGCAACTCTCTTATTGAAGGCAACTATTTTTATCGAAACAGAGTGCGGATTAACCGGTCTCTGCCCCGGACGAAGTTTCCCAAAGTTCGGAGTTCGAACGCCGGTCCAAGTACGTTGCCATTTAACTTGGGCGACGATCTGATCCAAAGGTTTGGAGTACACCCCAGCACTATCCACTGACTCTAACCACTCTCTAAGAGGGCGATTATAAGTCTCTGGGTTGGGCCTAAGTGTACTAGACTTCGGAACTGAAATACGAGCTGCACGTCTCCGGTTACCTGGAGACGCGGCACGTCTTCGTGCAGTACGCACTGGAGACGGGCTGCCTGTTCGGTCCGGCGGTATAACCAAGACTTTATGACCTGATGAATCGGTCTTAGTCTCAGGTAAATTCCAAGGGACACGCACAGTGCGGGGATAGCCACGAGAGTACTTCGTAAACACTAAGGTAAGGCGTTTGGCTTTATGGAATCGTGGAAAACGAACTGTGAATTCGCGACGAATCAAGGTATTAGCCTCGATAAGCCCCGAACTCCACAGCAAGTTTCCATTAAATTCCACAACCAACTCGCCCATCTCAGAGTTCGTCGTAACTCTCTTGTCAGGCCCCGTACTCCCCGAGAAAATGGAGAGCAGCTCTGGTTGTTGGAGAAGGACCGGCGTCTTAGGTATTAACCCGGCCATTTGAGGATTACCTCCCAAATGGAAGACACTAGTCCGACTCCTCCCGCCCCTAGAAACAAGCTAAAAAGGAATGGATGGGCTATAACAGACCTTTCGAGGAATCCCTCTTGCGAGGGCTCATCTAAGAAAACTGTTAGTCGCTCCATACAACTCCTTAATAGTTTGTTAATAGGGTGGATCTCGATACTTCGAGATCCTGAGGAAGCGAGCTGGGTGAGGGGTACGTAACGTACCCCTAGTAGCCCAGCACTACTCAGGTGGCAAGTGTGCTAGGTCGCGTAAAACGCTGACAGCTGAAGCAACTTCTTCGTTAGTCATGTCATCGACTTTTCTATGAAGCATATCGGAGGAAAGGCCATGCTTTCGAATGGCCACCTTCATATACGCATCATATTGAGCCTTTAACAGCTGACGATAGAAGAGTGCTCCATTACTGTCAGAGTTTGGCGGCTTTGCCATATGACCTCCGTAAGTAATTGCTCCCTCTAGAGACTACTCTTTTGAAGCGAGGCTAATGCGCCTTCTCTTGACCAAGAGTAAAAGACTCTATGATCAGAAGAAAGCTACGCACCCCCATTTGATGGTGGATGCTAGTGCTTGCATAAATCC